ATCCTCGAACGTGTCTGAACCTGTGCTAAGGTTGAGCTTCACAAAGTCGCCACTCCACCTGTGAGCGTTCAGCGTACCGCCCAAGAAAAAGAAATACGCTGAGTCATAGCTAACCACCTGCCCCACATCGTACCCGCCCCAAAGAACGCCTTTCAAATTACGCAATGGAACACGCTGATTATCTAAGATTTCTTTGAGCAGATTTTGGTGGCAGTTTCTGTAGCCGGTAGTCGTTCCTCTTAGCTGCCATGAATCAGATGTAAGATCACTATCTGAGCTACTATATCGAAGTGCTGAAAGCGCATACGCTGTCGGGCCATCGCCAAAAAAGGTGTCTCCATAGTCCAGGTTCACGCTGTACGCACTACTCTGAGTGAGCTTATACACGATTGATTCTGAGCTGTCCGCTCCAACCTGATTACTAATTGCAAACTGAAAGCCTGTGAATAGCGAATAGTCTGCAAAGCCTGAATCAGAAGCGCTCAGATTAAGGGTAATGGTAAGTGTGCCATCTGCACCGCTTGGCGTTACGTCTGTTGTTACGTTCAGCACTCCCTGTGCTAAGTACCCTAATGAGCTTTGTTCGTTTCGATCTGTGAGCGTATAGTAATTCGTTGTATCTGTTAATGTCCATTCATAGCTTGCTTCATCCCAGTAGTACGAACCCGCCTGAATCTTATAGCTTCCTTTCGGATTTTCCCCAACCTGAGATACGCTCCAATAGCTACGATTCAACACGCTGAATGTAATTTCCTGCTCATTATCGGAAATGAAGAATTGCGTATAGGTCTCTGTATTGTCAACTGAATCTAAGGTCAGCTTCTGCGGAAATTGAATTCCGGATAGGGTAGCATTATGAACGAAGGTACTCCGGACTGATTTCAGCGCCGGCATAATGTAATTTGTGGAGCTGGGAAGAATGAAGCGCTCTGAACGGTCTACACTAACGCTTAGATCTGTTGTTCCGGATGACTGCTGAACTCCTGAGCTGTTATACTCGAATTCATACACGCTTGTTGGATCATCCAGTGCAGAAATCTGATAGATTCGCCAGGCATTGCCACTTTGCCGGATTATCAATCCGTAGTTTTTCAGGATACGTTCCAGCGCTTGCTGATTAGTCATGGCTTCATCTTCGCCACCGCCGTTGCCAAAATACCTGAGTTGCTGTTCTTCATGGTAGATCTGATTCAGAAAATCGTCTGTATCGGTAGTGTCCTCTGTGATCCAAGAGGTGTAGGTGTAGATACTCAACGCCAGATCAAGATCATTCAAGATGTTGGCAATCGTAGTGATTATCTTATTTCTATCAGTAGAAAGCGCGAATTCATCTCCTGGCAATCGGCTCAAATCCTTCGCTACAATCTGACCTTCATACGGGTACGCACCTTCACTGTATTCCAGCAAGTCATTCAGCACACTTCCGGTCCAGTACACGCTGCCATCAATACTCAGGCGTAGCTGAAAATCTCCCTCATCAGAGGCAAAAATCTCTTCGAATACACCCAGATCTGTACTGTTTCTGATTAAGATCGTGGCGCTAAGCTCAGATTTCTGAATAGGTTTCTCAGCAAGTACCCGTGGATCAAGATTATCATAGTTGAGTTTGAAAATATCGCCCGTTCCGAACCATTCCACAGCAGAGCCACCATAGCCATCTTTCAGCAGGTCAATCTTATAAGTGGTTTCATTGCCGTTGGTGTCTTCCTTATGCGTGAATGTACGATAGACAGCATAGCTCATCGGTTCACCTTCATATCTACACGTTTGTTGATTGTGAAAATCTCTCGTCCGTCGATGTTAACCGGAACAGTTACATGCATTGCGCCTGAGCCCATACCCATGTATTGTTTTAACTTGCTGAGTGGTGCTATGACTTCAGGATCTACTTTTGCATTGTAATTATCGCCCACCATGGCCATCGTAGGTCCGGTGGCAATTCCACCCGATGCCAGTGCCGGTGCCGTCGTGGCCCGTTGTTCTCTGTTTCGAATTCTCTTATTAATCCCCGCTTCAAATCCGGCAACGGTAGCCTGTAGCCCAAACGCGGCGGCAAGCATAGCGGCAGCCTGTCCCTGGGCTCCGGGAACAAACATCAACGCACCTCCAATTCCGGCAAGTAACCGGGCAAGGCTTTTTGCAAAGTCCAACACAACAAGGGTAATTTTTTCGAACGTAGTTGCCCAGGTGTTTTCAGCGCCACTAAGCGATTGCCCTAATGTCTGTCCGAAGCTCAGAACCGCAGATGAAAGCTCCCCGGCGATGAACTGTTTGAACTGATCGCTCATTTCTTTCATTGTTGTTCCAAAATCCTGCCAGAAAGTTGTTGTTTTGCCAATGCTGGTCCGCACAGTTGCCAAACTACCCTCCGTTGCATCTGCCAATCCTTTCAGCGCTCCGGCTCCCAAATCCTTAACACGTCCAAGCCCTTCCCCAAATTCATTCATTCGGCGTTGTGCCAGGTCGAATTCTGATTCTGAGGTATTCAGAAACGTGCCAAAATCTATGCCGGTTACACTACTGATAGCGTTTTTCACGGCATCGGTGAAACTGCCAAATTCAGTCTTATAGTCTTTTGTTTCGCCTTTCAGGTGTTCAAGACTGGCAGAAAGCGCCTTAAATGGATTAGGTATTTCAACAATTCCAAAATGGCGGGCTAAGGCATTATATCCATCAATGAGCTTCACAAATGGATTATAGTCAATCATGAACTGAATCATATCAATGATGGTATTGCGCCACCACCCAATGTCGCTAATTCGCTCTGTGATTGCTTTCCAGTTATCGCTGATGTACAGTATGGCCGCTGAAAGCCCTGCAAGCGCTGCAACGACCAATGCCACCGGAGAGGTTAGAGCTGCCATCGCCACACCAATCGTGCTGATCGCCACACCTAATCCCATCAAAGCCGGACCAACCAATCCAATTGCACCGACAATCTTAATCATAGTACTGCGGGTTTCTGTGCTCAATGAACCGAACCACTGCGCTATCTTTCCTATATTTTCTGAAAGCGCCGGAATAACCGTTCTCAGACTCAATGCCTGGGCAATGCTTTCACCCAGATCACCCATTGCCAGATTAATGTTGTCTTTCAACGTAGAAAAAAGCCCTGATAAGGTTCGGGATTGCTTAGCCATTCCATTCGCAAACATTCCGCCTTCTGAAGTTGCTTCAGAAAATGAGCGTTTCAAAATGTCGAAACTGATTTTCCCCTGTGAAGCCAGATCAAAGACCTGATTTTCTGCCACTCCCATAGTATCAGCGAGCATTTTCACGGCAGGAACGCCATTATTAATGAGCTGACGTATATCTTTGCTGAACAATTTGCCCTCTGCGGCGCTCTGACCGAATGCAACGGCAATGCTTTGGATGTCTGCCCCGGTTACTGCGGCAATGTCTCCAATCTGTTGTATATCAGAAAAAGCCTCATCAGCAGAGCGAGAAAAGCCAAGTAGTGTATTATTCGCTTTCACCAAATCCTGTAACTGAAACGGTGTACCTGCACTCAATTGCTTCAGGTTTTCGAAGGCTTTACGCCCTTCCATGGCTGATCCTGTAAGTGTAGTGAGTGAAGTTTGCAGGCTTTCAAATTCCGCAGCGGTCTTAATCGCCACACCACCCAGTGCGGTCATTGGCAGGGTAACAGCGCCACTAAGTGTAGAGCCTACATTTTTAATACCGGCCCCAAACTTTTTGAACTTCTTACTGGCTTTATCCAGGTTTTTCTGAAAGTTCTTAATGTTCGCCCCTACAAGAAAGGTTACTTTTCGCTCTGTGCTCATTTGGCTGCCTCTTTCAATACTTTTTTGGTGATGGCATCACTTGTTTCTTTCATGAAGCGCTGTACATGGGCATCCCATGCCGGGCGCAAAAATGGTCCGGGCTTAACCCGTCCGGTGCTCACCTTTCCGGTAATGATACCTGCTCTGCGAGTGGTGCGGTGGCGTTCATCGGTACCATACTCCAGAACGGCAGCCAAAGCCGGAGCGCTGAACGTGGGGAACATTTCCTCATCATTCTTAACTACTCCAACCTTAGCGCCGAACGTACCGGAGCGTTTCTTTGCGGTAGTTACAGCGATCATACTGGCAATACGATCGCTCTTACTATTTGATTTCATGGCATTCATCATAGGTTTCAGCTTTCTGCGCTGGGTGCTCTTCATCCACTTCGGAGTCAAAGAATCATGCATACGTTCCAGCTCTCGAAGCCGGGCAGCAAATTCTTTTTCTTCTACTGATATGTTGATGAAGTTAGACGCCATGCTTCAACCTCTGTTCAATGCGCTTATATTTTTTCAGGGCCTGTTCATCTTTTCGGGCCTGTTGTTCTTTGTGCTGCTTTCTTGCGCGGGTGATATGAACATCAATCTCAGGGATGCTGTGGGTGTCGAGCAGGTCTTGCCCTTTGTTCCCGCTTAATCCCTGAGCTATGTTAATCAACGTATTAGCGGTGAGGCGTTGCAGGTGCAGCACTTCCACAATGGTTGTGCGTATTTCCTGCCGTCGCTCCTCACGTTCTTGCTGTACGCCTTCCAGCATCCAAATGAATTCCCGTGGCTGTAATCGCCAGAATTCATCCGGTTTCAACTTCAGCGGACCAAGTGCCAGGCGTTGCCACTGCACCCAGTCGATGGCTACCGATCCGCTTAGTCGTTTTTTTCCGGTCCTGTAGGTTCAGGCTCTTCCCCGGTGTCCATGTAGTCATTCACTGCTGCGCCTACAACGTCCATGTAGTAGCTCAGTTTCTTAATGTCTACCCAATTAATGACCTGTTGAAGTGTGATCTCCGGTTGATAGCGCAGTAGTCCGACGTAGATCAGATGATTGATCTGTCGGATTCCTGCACTGCCTTCAACCATCACTTCCGTAACAGATCGCCCTTCTATGCCCTCGAACTCATACAGTGCTGCATTGTCGTAGCATAGTTTAAGGTTATGATTGTTAAGTCGGATGTGATGTGTCATAATGTTACGCTGAAATGTTAGATTCGGTGATTTCGCCGGTGATCTGAAGCGTGTAATCGATAGTTGAATTATCGTCGTCCGGATCTTGTCGGTTTAAATCATTGATGTACGCTGAGAAGGTATATTCATCGTCACCAGTGGTGTCATTACTGTAACGGATCGTAAGCTTAGTTCCTGATTTCCATTTTGAAAACAGATCCTGATACCCATATCCGGCATCGTACTTAACACGGCAGCTACCGCTTACCGTACCATCACCACGTCCGGGAATGTATTCGCTTGAAGTTCCGCTGTCTTTGTTGCTGACATTGATCATGTTTTTGGAAAGTTGCATCTGGTTATCCAGTCCAACCGCGATTAGAGTATCGCTGTCGTAGATCCCAAAATCACTCCCGTTAACATAACCGGTTGATGTGTTAGCCATCGTTGTGTTCCTCGTTGGTTAATTGTTCGAAATAGTTATCTAACTGCTTGGCCGTCTTGGGACCAATTCCTTTTATGTCGCTCCATTGTTCTATAGAGCGTAATTTCTGCAGGCTGTCGTAACCGGCTTTCATTAATTCTGATCGTCCGGGCATATCTGCTGGCAGTGCTGCTTTCGGAAATCCGGCACCGGCATCTATAATGCGTTTCATTTCTTCTGATCGGTTACTGAATACAATAGAAGTCCCGGCACGTTTCTGAATGCCGGAGTGGGTCATTACCCAGTCTTGTTCTAATATGATTTCTGTTGGCATTTCTTCTCCGTTATGGTTGAACTTTCATGCTATATTCTGCGCTACGATAGCGGCTTTCTGTCCCCTGACTGTAATCGGTCAAATCTCCCACTCTGCGAATACTGCTCACAACGGTCGATCCTACCGTTCCACGGTACCGGTCCAGCACTACTTCAGCATACCCATCCAGTTGAGAGGCTTGTACAGCGTTTTCTGCGTAGTGGGTTAACTGAATCCGGTAATTCTTGAATCCTTTTTCATCCTTACTCTCATCATCGGTTCTGCTCACGACGGTATAGACTGCATACGGGCGCTGCGTAGTCTGATCAGCAGTAGTATGAAACACCTTCACACTGCCATCTTCCCGGCTGCCAATAGCGTCCTTGTAGGTGCTGTCTGCGTTTAGTAAGTCATAGATTACCGCTTCAGTCATAGTCTTACCGCTTCACGTGATAGTCTTTGTCGGAGCTTCCGAAGTATCTCTGGCGAATAGCACCTACACCATCTGCAAACACGCCAAGAGCGAAAAACAGAATGTTCGTAGCAATAGCGGTGAGCCTGTCACCCATGAACAGCGTAGCAATTACAAGCGCTGTGAATCCAAGAATGAAAAAGAATGAAAGCCGCTCTGTGTATTTTCGGCTCTCCGGAGCTTTCATCATGCGCTCTGTGAAGGCTTCCCCTTCTTTCTGCCGCTCATTTTCCAGCTCCTGAAGCCTGATTTCTTTTTCGTACAGCGCCAGATCACGTTCAAGCAATTCCTGGGCATCCATTACATCCTTTGCGCTGAAGTTGGATTCCGATCCGCGAATTACATCCATCACAGCCTTTGCCGGGCTTTCTCCTTTCAGTACCACATCGCCGATGTTCTTGGCAATGTCTCCGCCTGCTTTGCCTAACTTATCTTGAAGGAAGTTCACCACTCCCCAGTCTTTGAATGGTCCGATTTTACTCATTTTTATCTCCGTTAAGAATTGCGCCGTACTTTTCGTAGAATCTTTGAATGTCTTTGTCTCTTTGTTTCTGCTGATCTAATAGTCCGTTCACTGATCTGTCGAGCTGAAGCAATAGCGTTTTAATTTCTGTAATGTCTTTTGCCTGCTGAATCTGAATCTCTTCTATCTGAATCCTATTCTCTTCTACTTTTAGTTTGAGCGAATTCAGGTCTTTTTCGAAGTCATTCATCCGGTAATTAATGACGAAGTAATCACCGATAATGAGTACCACCGCTACTATAATAGCATAGCTGTGTTGCTTCATCCACTCAGTGAGCTTATTACCATTGTTTCCGCTTGTACTCATCGGCTGTCCTTCGTTAATAGTGGTGTAATGTCATCTATAATCTCGCACTCTACCTGCTCACCATTGCGCAGAAATGGCGCAACTTTCTGATAAAAGTCTTTGTAAGCCTCCCTGCTTTGCCCTACAAATCCGTTACTATCTCTGTTGATGCGGGCAGTATTCCCCATTAGAATGCATCCTTTGGTATCTCCTTCATCATTGCCCCAGTGGAAAAGCACGTCTGTAAAATTCGGTACGTCTTTAATCTCAATCATTCCATCAGTAAAGCCGAATAGTTCAATGTTTCTTTGATGGAAACCGCCGAATGTGCGTAGGTTAAGCGTGTAGTTTCCTGCCGGAATACGTGTTTCTCCGGCTACTTTTTTTACCCGGTACTCATCTTCCATACTGAACGAATGTGGCGCACCATTCAGAAAGATCATTCCAATAGTATCATCATTACTGGGCGCTATACGGATTACGGTTACTTTCATATATCATAAGTTGATTTGTAAAAGAGACCGTTAGACCTATCTGTAACTGCAACCATTTTATATTTTGAAGCTGAATAGCAAATAGAAGTAATGTAATTATTTGAATCCTGAGCTGGATTCTCAGACCAATCAATACCGTTTTCTGAAAATATTACTTGCTTTAAGCCATTAACAGAAACCGCAACATATACACCTATATCAGAGTCATGTAAAACATCTAAATAATCATTAGTATTTGGTGCATCCGCAAGAGTCCATGAACTTATATTATCGCTATACATTATACTACCATCATAACCAACGCTAACAAGCCTTCTATTATCTTCGTTATAGCATATAGATTCCCATTGCGCTAATGGAGTGTTATGATTCGTCCATGAACTATTACCAAATTGAGATGACATTGCGCCACCTGAATTACTAACAGAAACAAATTTACCTATTGAAGAATGATAAACTATTCCCTTCCAAGTCTTAGTGTTAGGTATAGACTGCTCAGACCAATTTATTCCATCATCAAGACTATATATAACCTTTCCTGAACCAACAGCTACATAGCGGTTATTTGCAAAGCAAACATCATAAAGAATTCCTGCCGGTGAGTCTGTAATCTGAGTCCAATTAATGCCATCCGTGCTTCTATGCGGAAGCGTATTAACACCTACCGCTATCATAGATTGATCACTTTCAGAAATTGATCGGAATGAAGCTGATTGATTAGGTATTGACTGTTCAGACCACGAAACACCATCCGTAGATGTCGCTATAACTCCATTACCAACAGCTATATAAAGCTCTAATCTTTCTGACCAAGTAACATCAAAGAAGTCTCCATCTATACCTGAATCGTATGATGTTAAGCGTGTTAAAAATGAAGTTTTTTCCTCTAATTCGAATGTAGAATTTATATCACTTTCTACAGTGTAAAGCTCATGTGTTTTATTAAATCCTTTTTCTTTTACTTGGATAATGTCATAAACCTTTTCTTTATGCCTAATTTCGAAATCAGCCGGATTTATAGCCGTACCTTTATGCTCATAGTAGTTAACGTGCCATACCACTTTTTGTATAGCAACTTCAGCTGCATCAGTGTCTTTTTCAGATCCACCATTGAAATGTCGCTTCGCCCAGAGTGTATCTACGATTGGTGAATATTTCAATGTTGATCCACCTATATCATTAATGTTAATTATTTTTTTAATGTGAATCTCTTCATTGCGTTCACCGCTTTGCTCCATCCAATCGCTCATCCGAACCTCCTGCCTGCTTTGTGGCCAGCGCTTAACCGTGCCATACTTTCGTTCAGAGCAATCTTATCCAGATTGGTGAATACCATGCTCTTGCGTTCATGCCAGTAATCCGCAAGTACATTCATAGCATATAAGCGAATGGCGGCGGGTACTTGTTCATAGGTACTATCTCCGTCATCATTCGTGTAGCCGGCAACGTAGGTCACGCGCACCGGGTATGGTTCATCTTCATAGAAATTGGGAACGTCATAATCAGAATCGAACGTGATAAACCCTGGATTCGGTCCGGTTTCAGTGGTTACTTCATAGTTACTGCTGTCTATTTCGGTCCAGGTTCCTGTGTTTTCAGCACGGTATTCCACACTGCTTACGCTCACCAGTGGCGGGCGCGGGCATTCTATGGTGTAGCTGAATTTCGGCAGGGTTAACACTAAGGTGGCCTTAATTAATTGCCGTTTGTAGTGGTACTGCAACACATTGTCAATTTCACCCTGATCATACATCGCCTGTATAAGCAGGTTGAGGACCTGATCATACATTGTTACCGATCCAATCCGGAGGAAGCGTTTTACTTCGTCCAGATCGAGCGGATAGGCTGCAGGTGGGGTGTTATAGTACAGTGGCATGTGCTCTGGCGCTTATTTGTTAGATTTTGCCGCAGGTTTTTTAGCCTTGCTTTTCTTTGAAGGTTTCTCAGGCGCTAAGTACGCCGCAATTTGCTCACTGATGGCTGATCCGATGCCTTCCACTTCGGTCACATCTTTGATTTTGCGCACTTCGTCCATCGTGGCATATCCTGCCTTCATTAATTCATCTCTTCCGGGCAAGTCCGCCGGCAGAGTCTTGGTGGCTAATCGTGCATAGCCTTTTTTCAGAAAGTCAGCGGCCATTGCTTCTGGCACCTCTTCCACCCGTCCGGCATGGTATCCGTAGCCTTTCGGTGCCTTCAAAAAATACAGTCTTTTGCTTGCTTTGCTCATTGTTCTTGTAATTAGATTAAGAAAAAGGTGCCGCCACCGTTAAGCAACGGCACCTTTATGGATCTATGAAAAAAAACACAGATTAGGTGGTAATGATGTCCTTACCTACACTGAACGCCTCTGCATGGCGCAGTCCGCTGTCGTAGTAGGTTGATGCATTAATCCGGATGATTCCGTCTTCATCCTTTGAGTACGGATTCACCAGGAAGCTGAAGCCTCCCCACATTGCGATGTAGAGCGATGCCCAGTTCGCAAAGATGTTTGCTGATAGAGCTGTTCCTGATCCTTTCGTCAGATCATTAGGAACTAATGAGCTCACAAACATCGGGTATTCGTTCACAAGACCTTTTTCGTACAGATAGATCGCCTGACCGCTTTCCTTAACGGTAGTTTTGAGCTTACCACGAACAGCAGAGTTCGTTAACCAGCCCAAACGTGGCTCATCTTCATTAGCTGCATCGGCAGCAAGTACGTCCGTTTCATAGGCAACAAGCGATGCCCAATCTTCCGCACCACCATTGGTACCATGCGATTGTGCATTCGTACCGGAAGCGCCAAGAATGTCGGTGATGATGTTGCTGTGCATTACTTTGGATGTCTTGTACATCAGGTAGCTTCGAAGCCAGTTTTCAACGTCTACAGAACTTTGGGTTAGCAATTGCTCTGTTACTTCGATTACGGATGGCAAGCGAGTTGGAGACAGCGCAAGTTCGCCGAAGGTTGCAGTGATTTCGTCAGCACTGGCACTTTCAGCCTTATCGTCCTGATCCGAACCTTCTACAGCTCTTGGGAATGAGATGTTACCCTGCAGATCCGTGAAGAAGGTTGCACCTAAGCCGTCACGGCTGTTTTCGTTGCTGTCCACAAATGGCAGCTTTGCTTTCAGGATGTCAATTAATGGCATTTTTTCAGTAGCCACAGTAAGTCCGCCCTGATCGCCACCGCTTCCGCCGGTTGCTGTTAAGTCGTTACGCACTGTACGCGCTTCCACTACCACTTGCGGTAAGTGAACATTACCAGTCAGCTTAATGCCTTTCTGCTTGGCATCGTTAATCGCTTCCTGGTGCATCTCTTTTTCAAGTCCGGTCAGTCCCGCAGCACCGCCGGCAGAGTTCGCCTCACGTAACGCCTTAACCAACGAGTACTTGGAAGCCTCATTGATTTGCTGGTCTTTATTGTCGAATCCATCAAACGCAAATCCGGCATCACCGCCAGTGTTCTGCATGTCCGCAAGATCAGCGATCTGCTGCTCATAAGAGTCAATCAATGTGTTCTGATTGGCTACTTTCTGATTAATAGCTTCAATTTCTGATTTCAGCGTATTAATTGCATCCTGATTAGGTTGCTCCGCTGTCATCGCCGCTTCCAATTCTGTTAGTTTGGAGGCACGATCTTCAGTGAGGTTCTGGATAGCCTTTCTGGCTGCTCCTTTCTTCTCATTGAGTTGTTTTAACTTGTTCATTGTTAAACCTCATATTTGAGTTTTAGTAGTTGTAATTGATTACGCGCCTCTTTAGCGGCAATCTGTTCTCCGTGTAAGTCTTTTTTGTCGTTCTGCGCATTAAAAAAACTGAACCCAGGTGATTCATTAACGCCGGAAAAGTTTCCCTGCTCAGTCTTAAAATTCATCTTCATTGCCTGCACCGCTAATTCCTGCACATTGCGCTTCATCTCGTCGGCATTGTTCCAGGTATTCATTCGGTCCACATCTTCATCATCGGAATCTGCCGGATCGTAGATTTCAGTTACAAATCCATGTTCAAGCGCTTCATCTGCATCCATCCAGCGACCGTAGCCTTCGCCTTCGTCCATAATTGCGCCGATTTCTTCTTCACTGATTTTACCTGCTCTTGCGTAGGCTTTGATCAGCCTTCTATCTATAGTTTCCATATCCGGAAGCATCGCACGAATGGTATTCTGATTGAAAAACCCACACACGCCGAACATCACCCGGTGAATGAGTGAAAAGGCGTTGATGCTCATTCTGCGCTTATCTCCGGCAAGGGCAATCACTGTAGCAGCACTTGCGCAAAAACCCTGCAGATTAGTAACTACTTCGGCTTTTTTCTGCTGAAGCATCTCCATAATCACCAGACCATCATTCAGATCGCCACCTGGTGAATTGATATTTACAATGATTTTTTTTGCAGTGATGGAGCGTAATTGATCTTTCAGGCTTGCCACGGTGTTAGGGCTTTTTTCGCCTGTCATCCACTCTGTGAATATCTCCTGCCCAATGAAGCCATCAATATCAATGATCGCCGTATCTTCCTGATCATTATTTTGAATGCTATAATTCAGCGGCCGGTACGCACTGTTTTCCTGTAGATTGATTAGATTATTCATCCTTGGTATAATTTTGATGATTCATGTTGTCCGGCTTGTATAGTTTGGATTCGTCACCTGGTCCGCGCTCTTCCAATGCTCTGATTTCATTCACGTCCAGGAATCCCGGTGCATTCTTGCCGAGTGCCATAGTGTAGGCTTCGTAGCGCTCTTTCAGCGTAGCACGTTGCAGGCTGTCTAAGTTGAATTTGTAGTAGTGTGAATTTTTTTCTGATTCCTTCAGCAGCTTAGTATTGTATTCCTGCTCAATGTTAACCGTGATCGGCATTACGCCATCCTGTACGTACTCAATCCCCTGTTGCTCTATGTTGCTCATGGTTGCTTTGTCCATTTCCATGAGCTTATGCAGTGGTACGCCAAGCATTCGGGCAATGTCTGCCACGCCAAACTTTCGGGTTTCTATAATCTTTGCGGTTTCGAAATTGAGCTTGAACTGCTCAAACTTCCATCCGGGCTCCATGAACAGCATCTCATGCCAGCTATCCTGTCCGTTTTGGTACATATTTTTGAATGATTTCCGCACAGCGCCCATATATTCGGCCGCTTCATCATCGGTAGATCCCATCAGTCCTTTATTTTCTTCGGGCATGGTGATAATCCCGCCCGCATGTAATCCCTTGCCAAATGCGCTGCTTTGCATCCGTTCAGCGGCTAACCCTAATCCAAGCGTTTGAGATGCGTACTTAATCGGGTTAATCCCTTTGATTCCGTCCAGTGTCAACCCATACACATGCAGGATTTCATTGTTGCTGAAATCCCGCTTTGCTCCCTGAATTTTGAAAATCTTATTGCCTTGCTTGTTCAATTTAGGCTGCACCATCCACGGCGC